TAGCCAAAGAACAAAATGTGTCAGATACCGACACATCCGAGGAAGAAAAGGCAAACGCCAAGAAATTACACGCCGTCAAAATGATTGAGAAATATTATATATACCTCAATGACGAAGAGGTGGGCATTTTGGAACGCATGTTGGAAGATTGCAAGCGGCGTAAACGTGAATACGCATTGGACGAAGATTAAAGGGGGCCGGGAAATGAAGATGCAAAACATGAAGCGTGGGGAAACCACGGAGCAGATAACCCTTTTCAACTGGGCCAATAATAATTTACACGCCTTGCCATGCCTGGCACTCATGTATCATGTGCCAAACGAGGGTAAAAGAACCAACGGGGCAGTTTTAAAGGCAGCCGGGATGAAATCCGGCGTGCCGGATGTGGTTTTGCCAGTGCCGTGCAATGGGTTCCACGGGCTTTACCTGGAAATGAAGTATGGCAAGAATAAGACCACCGCAGAGCAGGAAGCATTTATGGCCATGTTGCGGCAGCAGGGGTATAAAACGGCCGTGGCTTATGGATTTGAGGATGCCAAGGCGGAAATCCTGGCATATTTGCAGGAGCCGGGAAAGATGCCGTTGGAAAAATGCCTGGCTTCCCCGTGGATTGCCGGAAAATGTGATGGCGTACAGATGCCGGGGCGGATGTTTGCAAAGGCACCGTGCCGGGAATGTGCAAAGCATGAACCTACCAGGACAGAACAGACCATTGAAGAAAACATGGCAGCAGTGCAGGAGCAGTTTAAAAGGCCAATTACCAAAGCCATTGCGGATTTGTCCGCCGGAAAAGCCATTGGCAATTTGAGCCTGGAAGATACATTGGAAACCATAAACCAAAACCTGGCCTTTTTGGTAAAGGGCAAGGAATTGACGGTGGAGCAATCGGCAGCAGTTTTGACCGTTGCCATGGAAGCATATAAACAAGCCAAGAAAGAGAGGGTATAAGCCAATGAAAAAAAACAGATGGTGGGCACCAAATTGATGAAGCGGATTTGAGAGAAATGCAGGAAGAGGAACCAAGGGAAATGCAGGATGGCGTGGAGAGCCAAACGGGCACATGTAGATTTTGCGGCCAGGCCGGGATTGTCCACACACTTACCGGGTGGAGCCAGGACCAGGTGGATGAAGCGGTTACATGCAAATGCGATTGTGACCAGGCCAAGAAATATGCAGAGAGCAAAGAGCGTGTGCAGAAAGCCAAGAACCGTATCACGGAATTATTTGGCAGCAATGCAGAAAAGCCCGTGGACGAAGCGGTGGTTAATATTATGCTTGCCGTGGTGGATGCCATAGAAGCCAAGGCCATGAAAGGCATTACCATTGACGTTGGCCAGGGTGTAAAGGCTAAGGTTTCAAAGATGGCAAAGGAAAGCATTAAGGTTGAGCGTTCCGAAACCTCAAAGAAGATTTACGAAGAATAAACAGTGAAAGGGTGCGTGCAACATGGGCAGCCGATTGGAAGCGGATATTAAGACGATAGCCAGGAGCATTATACAAGGCAACGAGAAAAGAAAAAAGAGAATAAAGACCAAAACGGCCAGTACCTTTGATATTATGGCGGCGGCAGTGGTAGAAGATGCCTTGTGTGCTTCATGCGGAAATATCCAAAGCGGCAAGGCCAGGAAGCAGATGCAGGAGAAGATTTATAAGAGCATTGTTTATAATACGCCTTATGAATACATAGCGGATGCCGTGTGTGGCCGCAGACAATTCTATGAGTACCGCACCGAGTTTATAACACTGGTAGCAGAAGCCATGAACATGTTGCCAGGCGGCAGCAGGACAGAGGACATGGCCAAAGAGTAAGTGGTCAGAATGTGGAAAAGATTTGTTTTATTATGGGCTTATGGGTAGCAGTACACCTATAAGCCTTTGACCATGAAGAAAGGATGGTGGCAGCAGTGAAAGAATATGCAAAGGATTTCTACCAATCGGCAGCCTGGAAGAGAGCCAGGCAGACCGTGATTAAAAGAGCCAATGGGTTATGTGAACGCTGCAAGGCAGCAGGGCAATTTGTTCCGGGCGTGATTGTCCACCACAAAGAATATATAACGCCTGGAAACATACATGATGCCAGTGTCACATTGAACCTGGACAACCTGGAACTGGTATGTGAGGATTGCCACAACAAAGAACACAAGACCAAGCCCAATGGCCGTTATCGTTTTGGAAGTGATGGAAGATTATTACCGCCAATGCAGCAGGACACCCCCGGGGTGGTCGAAAAATGTACCCCTCAAAAGAACCGAGGGAGCGACCTCAAAAAAACTCTGCAAGGTCGCACGCATATGAGGGGGGGTTAAATTATGGCAGAAGATGCAAAGAAAAGCGAGAAGAAAGCAACCAAAAGAGTAAATAAACTGACAAATGCCAGGATAAAAAAAGAGATAGAATTTTTACAACCAATGTTCGCCGGAATTGATGACGAGGACAAGAAAAACCTTGTAAATTCACTGATTGAGGAAGCGGCGTTTTTAAAAGTGGCGTGCTTCCAGGCGAAAGAAGAATTGAAAAAAGAGGGCCTTACAACGGAAACGGTCAACGCTTCCCAAAAATTCGTAAAAGCCCACCCGTCAGCCACGATTTATGAAAAATATTCACGCCAATATACGGCAATTATTCACACACTTATTGAGTATTTGCCGCCGAAAGAAAAGAAAAATATTAGCAGATTGGCAGCCCTAAGAAATGGATAATTATATTTTCCAATACTGGGAAGCCATCCAAAATAGCACCGTTACAGTTGGAAAGTGGATAAAGGCCATCTATGAAATTTTGGTGGATGGTTTGAATAGTGGCAAATGGGACTTTGACGAAGAAAAAGCCAACAAGGCAATCAATTTCATAGAAAACTTTTGCCATCATTCAGAGGGCCGCAATGACTTACTTAAACTTGAACTATGGCAAAAGGCCATAGTAAGTGCCATTTTTGGCATTATGGATAAAAAGACCGGGTACCGACAATTCAGAGAGGTTTTTATTGTGGTGGCCCGTAAGAACGGAAAAACATTGTTTTCCGCAGCAATAGCCGCATACATGGCATATGTGGATGGAGAATATGGAGCAAAATTATACTTCCTGGCCCCTAAACTGGACCAGGCAGAACTTGTTTATGATGCCTTTTATCAGATTGTCCAGGCGGATGACGAACTGGATAGCATTACCAAGAAACGCCGCAGTGACATTTACATAAAAGAATTTAACACAAGCATTAAAAAGATTGCATTTAACTCTAAAAAGTCGGATGGTTTCAACCCTCAAATGGTAGTCAATGACGAAATGGAAGCCTGGCCAGGGGACCAGGGTCTTAAACAGTATGAGGTTATGACTTCCGCCCTGGGTGCAAGAAAACAACCCCTTATTCTATCCATATCCACGGCCGGGTACATCAATGATGGAATTTATGATGAACTTATGCGGCGTGCTACCTCATTCCTCAAAGGCAATTCCAAGGAAAGCAGAATATTACCATTCCTTTACATGATTGATGATATAGAGAAATGGGACACCATAGAGGAATTGAAAAAGAGCAATCCAAACCTGGGTGTTTCCGTTTCAGAGGAATTTTATATTGAGCAGATAGAGATTGCAAAGGCATCCCTTTCAAAGAAAGTGGAGTTTTTAACAAAATACTGCAACATCAAACAAAATTCCAGTGTTGCATGGCTTGATTACTGGGATGTAATGAGGGCAGTTAATGAAGATATTAAGGTTTCCCTGGAAGAGTACCGGGGATGTTATTGCGTTGGCGGCATAGACCTTTCACGCACCACAGACTTAACCGCCGCTTCTGTTGTGATTTGGAAGAATGGCAAGTGGAATGTAATTACAAAATTCTATATGCCACGGAAGCGTTACGAAATTGCAGTGAATGAAGATAATGTGCCATACAACCTTTACAAAGAAAAAGGATTTTTACAAATATCCGGGGAAAACCAGGTGGACTATAAGGATGTGTATAACTGGTTTATCGAACTGGTAAAGGTTTATAAAATTCGTCCGCTAAAAATTGGATATGACCGTTATAGTGCCGGGTACCTGGTGGATGAACTGAAAATGGCCGGGTTCCAAACGGATGACGTTTACCAGGGCACGAACCTCACGCCAATACTTAACCAGTTTGAGGGAGATTTAAAGGATGGCAAGTATAACCTGGGAGATAATACCCTTTTGGCATCCCATTTCCTCAATGTGGCCGTGGAAATCAATATGAATGATAGCCGCATGAAGCCCGTTAAGATTGAAAAGCGTATGAGAATAGACGGTGCCGTTTCCGTGTTTGATGCAATGACCATGGTATCAAAATATCACAGTGAGATTGGCAAAAAACTAATGAATGAAGCGGCGTAAAAGCGGCCCGGCAGCAGGATTTTAAAGTGGGTCAGAATTTTAACACCAATAAATTTACAATAGGTCCATGGATGTGTTCCATGGGCCTATTTTGAGGAAAGGGGGTAATATTACGGGAATTATCGCAAATGTAATGGGAGCCTTTAGAGCAAAATACAGACCGCTTTTATTGAGCCGTGGCGAGTATGTACCAACCGGGACCCTACGGGACAATGATATTGTCGGAGCCATTGCGGATGCCATTGCAAAGAACGTGGGAAAACTCACGCCCCAGGTAGTCCGAAAGGATGAAAAGGGCATGGTTATAAAAAATGATTACCTGGCAAGGCTTTTGAAATTAAGACCGTGCCCGGAAATGTCAACCTATGATTTTTTGTATAGGATTGCATCCGATTTGGTATATACGTCCAATTCCTTTTCCGTGATTTTTTGGAATGAAGATTTTACAAGAGTAACAAGCATCCAACCAATCACAACGAAAAGTTTTCGTATTTTTGAGGATGACAAGCACAATATCCTTTTCCGTTTCCGTTGGGACTATGACGGGGAAACATACACGGTTCCGTATCAGTGTGTTATACACTTAAAGGCCCGGTATAACAAAAAGCGTTTCCTGGGCACTTCCCCGGATATTGAGTTAAAGCGAAGCCTGGACCTCATAGAAACATCCGGCGAAACAGTAAAGAACATTGTCAACCGTTCCAATGCCCTTGCCGGATATTTGAAATACAACAACCTGGCAGATAACGAGGAATTGAAACAGATTGCCAAGGACTTCCAGGAAGCCTATATGAACGCCGACAACGCCGGGGGCATTGCAGCCATTGACAGTACCGTGGAATTTAAGGAAATCAGCCAACGGACCCCCAACGTGCCGACAAACCAAATTACATTCCTACGGGATAATGTTTACCGCTATTACGGCGTAAACGAAAAGGTGCTTACATCCACCTTATCAGACCAGGAATGGATTTCATTCTATGAAAATGTTATTGAACCCGTGGCAATCCAGTTGGGGTATGAGTTTACATACAAACTTCTTACACCAAGGGAAATTGGATATGGCAACAAGATTGAGTTTACCGCCAATCTTTTGCAGTATGCCACATTACAGACCAGGGACACCATAGGCGGAAACATGTTTGACCGTGGAGCCATGACAATAAACGAATACAGAGCGTTGATGTATTACGGCCCGGTGGAAGATGGGGACGTAAGGATGGTGTCACTTAACTATGTAAAAGCAGGGGACCAAAGCCTTTACCAAGTCGGAAAGGACGGCAGCAAAGAAGAACCGCCCCAGGATAAGCAACGCAAGGCAATGGAAGCGGCGGCCCGTGCCTATTTTGAAGCTATGAAAGGGGGTTAAGGAAATGCCAAAGGGAGCCAAACAGTTTGTGGCTTGCAAAAACGCCAAGAACGCCACCGTTGGAAAATTCTATGAATTTAAAAACGCCACAGAAACTTCCGTGGACCTTTATTTTTACGGGGACATTGTAAGTGATTGGTGGGGAGCATGGCAGGAAGAGGACCAGTACCCGGAAGCAATAAAGAATTTCCTGGCAGAAGCAAACGGCCGGGACTTAAACATTTATATCAATTCCGGCGGCGGTTCCGTTTTCGCAGGTATCGCAATTTACAACATGCTGAAACGCTACGAGGGCAAAAAACATGTATATGTGGATGCCCTGGCCGGGTCCATTGCATCCGTGCTTCCGTTTGTGGACAGTGACATGCCAACCATACCGTCAAACGCCTATTTGATGATACACAAGGCGTGGGCGTTGTGTGAGGGCAATGCCATTGAGTTGCGGAAGATGGCGGACACATTGGAAAGCATAGAGGTTGGAATTTTAAACATTTACGAAGAACATTTGGCCGAGGGCGTGACCATTGAAACCATTAAGGAATTGATGGAAGCGGAAACCTGGTTGAACGGAAGCCAAGCGGCCCAGTATTTCAAAGTAAAGGTTGGAGAAGAAAACCAGGTGGCAGCAGCGGTGCAGGACTACACAAAAATGTACTGCAACAATGCACCAAAGGAACTTTTGCAGGACCAGGGAGCCGCAGGGCAGCAGGGCCAGGCAGCAGACCAGGAAATGCGTAACAAAATCATTCAGTTATCCATATCCCACATGGGGTAATGGGCAAATATGAAAGGAGATTAAAAACATGAAATTCAAGACAAGAGAAGAATTGATGGCCATGAATAAAAAAGACCTCAAAGCCCGTTTGGCGGACCTGGGGAAGATGGCCAAGGACCTTTCCGGCAAGGATTTGACGGATGCCATGGACGAAGCCAAGATTATTGGCGAAATCCTGGATGAAATCAAAGGCCGTGAAGAGTTAATGGCAGCCGCAATGGCAGCCGGAGCAGATGACCCTATGGATGACGGCAAAAAGCCGGGCGAAAGTGGGGCAGAACCCAAGAACCAGGCAAGAGCGAAAAGCGGAAAAGCCTTAAAGGACGGCAAGGCCGTTTCTTACCAGGCAAAAGTCCTGGTAAATCCCCGTAACGCAATGACCACAGAGGGCGTGGTTTTACCGCAGCATAGCAGCCTGGAGATTTCCCCGGCGTTCAACAATGTTTCTTCCCTCATTGACCGTGTAAAGACGGTACCGCTTCCGGGTGGAGAGAGTTACAAACGCCCTTATGTTGTTTCCTACGGGGACGGAGCAGGAAGCACCGCCGAAAATGCGGACTACAATGTTTCCGAGCCGGAATTTAACTATGCGGAAATCGTGCGTGAGAAAATCACGGCGTATGCAGAAGAGCCGGAAGAAATGGTTAAATTGCCGGATGCAGACTATGACAGTGTTGTGGAAGAGGGCGTGACCCGTGCAATCAAGCGTTACGCATCCCGTCAGATTTTGGTGGGTCCTGGTGGCACTGGAAAATTCCGTGGTATTTTCTTCAATCCTACGGAAGCAAAAGAGCAGGTAATTGACCCGGAAACAGACATTACAACCATTACCGCCATTGATGACGGCACCCTGGATGAAATTATTTATTCCTACGGTGGGGACGAGAATGTGGAAGATATTGCCGTGCTTATCCTCAACAAGAAAGACCTCAAAAAGTTTGCCAAGTTGCGTGACAAGCAGGGCCGTAAGGTTTACACCATCAAGAACCATGGAAACACTGGAACCATTGATGAAGTGCCTTACATCATCAATTCCGCATGTGCTGAAATCGGCGGTGCAGCCGACAGTTACGCAATGGCATACGGCCATTTGAGCAATTACGAGGTTGCCATTTTCTCTGATATTGATGCAAGAAAATCCGAGCATTACAAATTCAAGCAGGGACAGATTGCTTACCGTGCGGATGTGTTCATGGGCGGAAACGTGGTTGCGAAAAACGGCTTTATCCGTGTAAAGAACCCTACCGCATAAGGTAGCAGGAAAGGCGGCAGAGCATGACCAAGGAAGAGTTAATTGCTAAAGCCAAATTGAGGATAAGAAAAACGTCAAAAGACGATTTGGACCAGGATGTGGGGCAACTTGTAGAGGTTGCCCTTGCAGACTTAAAGCGTATTGGGGTCCATTCCTCATATTTGGACGAAGCGAATATTAAGGACCCCTTAATTATCGAAGCCGCATTGCTTTACGCCAAGGCCAATTTTGGCAACCCGGAGAACCATGCAGAGTTAATGGCATCCTATGACATGATATGTACCAAAATCAAAGGTGGTGGCTACCATAGAAGCAATAGTGACACTGTTAATTAAGAAAAACCAAACGGAATACCTGGAAAGCAAAGTATTTGGAGAAATCAACCCGGTTGGCCGTGATGAATTTGCGGCAGCAGGACAAAAAGGGTACAAAGCGGACATGATGGTGGAAGTTTGGGGGTTTGAATATGAGAACCAAACAGAAATTATGGTGGATGGCAACAAATACGCCATTTACCGCACCTACGGGCCAAAGAGCAATGGAAAAGTTGAACTTTATGCCGGGGAAAGGATAGGTACAAGGAATTGATTGTAAAAGCCACCCCGGAGAATTTGGACCAGGAGATTGTGGAGCAACTGAAAGATTGGGCGAATGGGGATTTAAGACGTGCGGTAAATGAAGCGGTCAAAGAAACCGCCGAAACCGCAGCCAAAATGTTGCGGCAGGGCGGCCCGTACCAGGAAAGAACGGGCGGTTATACCAAGGGTTGGGATAGCAAATTAAGGAAAGGCAAATACACATCCGAGATTATGACGGAACAATACAGTGTGTATAACAAAAAGCATTACCGCTTAACCCACTTACTGGAAAAGGGGCACCAAAGCCGGAACGGCGGCAGAGTTAAGGCGTATGAACACATTAAGCCTACCTATGACGTTGTGGAGCAGTTGGCCATTTCAAATATTGGAAAGCGTGTAAGGGAGATAAGCAAATGACAGTTGAAAAGTTAGTGGAAAGAGCCAAGGCGTTTGGGGAAAAATACGGCGTTCCGATTACCAAAAATGCGTTTGAGGGAACCGTTGATGACCCGGTGCCACCGCTTCCTTACCTGGTTTACTTATTACCCCATGAAACCAACCGAGGGGCGGACAATCTGAACAATTTAAAAGCAAAAGATTTTGACCTGGAACTTTATACCGCCGGGGATGACCAGGAACGTGAAACCCTGGTGGAGAATTTGGAAAATGAGGTTTTCCCGGATGTGGAGTGTGAAGTATATTTGGCACCCATCCCGGATGAAGAATGTTACCAAACGGCCTTTGAAGTGACGGGCTTACTTACCAAAAAGAAAGGAGCAAACAAGGCATGAACAAAGAGAGCATTGTTTTAGGCAGTGGAGATTTGTATTGTACCGAATTTGAGGGCACAGACAAGGAACTGCCTACCAACGAAGAGTTGGAAACAGAAGAAAACCGCCTGGGCCACATTAAAGGCGGTGCAGAAATTGAGTATGCACCATCTTTCTATGAAGCCAAGGACGATATGGGCAAGGTGTCCAAGGTAATCATTACCGAAGAGGAAGCAACCTTGAAATCCGGCATTATGACATGGTGCGGCACTACGCTTGAAAAATTATGTCAGACCGCAAGGGTTACAGAGGATGCGACAAAGAAAAAGCGTATTGTAAAAATCGGCGGCATTGCCAACGCAACTGGCAAGAAATACGTTATTCACTTTGTCCACAAGGATGATGTGGACGGGGATGTGAGAGTTACCATTGTGGGTAACAACCAGGCAGGATTTACCATTGCCTTTGCAAAAGACAGTGAAACCGTTATTGATGCAGAGTTTAAGGCACAGCCTATGGACAAAGAGGGCACCCTTATCCTTTATGAAGAGGATATGGACGAAACCGCCGCAGCAGGGGAAGAAACTGCTTAAACATTTATGACAAGCGGCCAGGGACAACCACCCAGGCCGCTTATTTGTTAGAAAGGAGCCGACACCATGGCAGTAAAAGAATTTAATTGCAACAAACTCAAAAGAACCTTTTGGCCGTTCACTCTGAAAGACAAGACAGACGAGGACGGCAATGTGATTGAAAAGGGCAAAAAAATCATTGTGCGTATGCCACAGAAAAAGGTTTTTGAAGCCATTAAGACACTGGAAAACCTGGACGAAGAGAACGCCACCGTGGAAGATACAGAAGCCATTTACGATTTACTGGCAGCAGTATTGAACAACAACATGAACAAAGTGAAAGTGACCGCCGAGGAAATGTCAGACTATGACATTGAAGAGTGTTCCGAAATCCTCAAAGCATACATGGACTTTGTGGATGAATTAAAGATGGACCCAAACTAACAATTCCCTTTTATCCAAGAGATAAAGGGGATGATGTGCCATACGAACTTCTTACACGGCCGGAAAAACTGGTAATGGACTATTGCCATATAGATATTTACGAAGTCCAGGACATGGAAATTGATACATACCTTTTCTTTATGCGTGAAGCCATGATTTTTGAAAATTCACAAACAGAAGAGGGCCGGGAATATCTAAAGAATTGTTGGAGAATGGAGCAGACCAAGCCGGACCGTGAGGGATTGCGTAAGAATTTCAAGAAGAAAGGGGGTTAATATATGGCCAATAACATAAAGGGTATAACCATAGAAATTGGTGGAGATACCGAGAAACTTGGCAAGGCCCTGGGCGGTGTCAATAAGCAAGTGCGAAACACCCAGGCCGAACTTAGAGAAGTCAATAAACTTTTGAAAATGGACCCCACCAACACGGAAGCCCTTACGCAAAAGCAAAACCTTTTAAAAGATGCCATTTCAGAAACCAAAGAAAAATTGGACATTCTGAAAACGGCAGAAAGCCAGGTGCAGGAGCAGTTTAAAAAAGGCGAGGTTTCAGAAGCACAGTACCGGGCTTTAAAACGTGAAGTTGAAAAAACAAGCCTGGAATTGGCCGATTTAGAGGAAGCGGCAAAGCAGACAGACACGGCCATTGCACAACTGGGAAAGAAAGCCGAGTTGTCCGGGAAAGACCTGGAAGATGCCAAGGAAAAAGCGGCATCCCTGGACGAAAAACTGGATGGCTTGACGGATGCAGCAAAAAACGCCGCAACCGCCCTGGGGGCCGGATTTGTGGCCGCCGCTACATACGCCACGAAGTTTGAAACGGATTGCGACCAGGCATTAAATACAGTTATCACACAGACCGGGGCAGCAGATGCCGAGGTTGAGGGGTTGGAAGAAACCCTTTTGAATATCTACAAAAACAATTTTGGCGAGGATATTAACGATATAGCCACCGCCATGTCAGCCGTGAAGCAGCAAACGGGCCTTGCGGATGAAGAGTTGCAGAAAACCACGGAAACCGCCCTTTTGATGCGTGATACCTTTGATATTGACGTAAACGAGGGCATCCGGGGCGTTAATGCCATGATGAAACAGTTTGGCATTTCCACCGAGGAAGCATATAACCTTTTGGCCCAGGGTGCCCAAAATGGCTTGAACCAAAACGGGGACCTGGCAGACCAGTTGGCAGAATACGCCACTTATTATGCAGACCTGGGCATTTCCGCAGAGGAAGCATTTAACATGATGGCCAACGGTGCGAAAAACGGCACGTTCCAAATTGATTACCTCAATGATGCCGTCAAAGAATTTGGCATCAGAGTAAAAGACGGAACGGCGGATGATGCTTTTAAGCAGTTGGGCCTTAATGCGGATGAACTGAAACAGAAGTTTGCAGAGGGCGGAGAGGGAGCCAGGGAAGCGTTTACAACCGTAAACAATGCCCTTTTTGCATGTGATGACGAAGTGCAAAGAAATCTTTTAGGTGTGACCTTGTACGGTACCAAGTGGGAAGATTTGGGAGAAGATGCCGTGCGTGCCCTGGTAAACACCCAGGGGGAGATTTCCACCACAAATGATGCCCTGGCAGAAATCAACGAGAACAAATACAACGATATTGGCAACCAAATAACAGAACTGGGCCGCAACCTGGAAACGGAATTGGTAAAACCGATAGGGGAAGAACTGCAACCAGTGATTAGTGATGCAATTGCAGAGGTTAAGGAGAAAATCCCCCAGGTCAAAACTTTGGTGCTTGCAGTTGTGGACAAGATTAAAAGTTTTATTTCTTTTGTGTCAAAGAACGGTCCAATGATAATTTCCATCATTGCCGGAATTGCAGCAGGGATGTTGGCGTGGAATGTTGTAAACATGATACAAGGATTGATTGCGGCCTTTAAAGTATGGAAAGCCACCACCGAGGGAATGACCATAGCACAGAAACTTCTTAACACGGTAATGGCAGCCAATCCCATTGGCATTGTTATAACCGTGGTGGCAGCACTTGTAACGGCCCTCATTACGCTTTTTGCAACCAATGAGGATTTCCGAAACAAAGTGATTGCCGTATGGGAAAAGGTCAAAGAAGTGGCCGGAAATGTATTTGGTGCAATAGCCGATTTTTTCACGGTTACGATACCAAACGCATTTAATTCCCTCATTGGGTTTATAAAATCCAACTGGCAGGGACTACTTTTATTCATAGTCAACCCGTTTGCCGGGGCTTTTAAATTGCTTTATGACAACTGCGGTGCGTTCCGTGATTTCATAGACAATTTGGTGGCCAAAATCCAGGAATTTTTCCAAAATTTATGGTCCGGCATTGTTTCCATCTTCCAGGGCGTGGGCCAGTGGTTCAGTGACCGATTTACGGAAGCGTATAACGGCGTGACAAGCGTATTTTCCGCCATTGGTTCCTGGTTCGCTGCAAGATGGAATGACATTAAGAACGCTCTGGCCCTGGTGGCATCCTGGTTTCTTACTATGTTTACCAACGCCTATACCAATGTGACCAATGTATTTTCCGCCATTGGTTCCTGGTTCGCTGCAAGATGGAATGACATTAAGAACGCTCTGGCCCTGGTGGCATCCTGGTTTCTTACTATGTTTACCAACGCCTATACCAATGTGACCAATGTATTTGCGGCCATTGGTTCCTGGTTCGCTGCAAGATGGCAGGATATAAAGAACGCCCTGGCCCTGGTGGCATCCTGGTTTCTTACTATGTTTACCAATGCCTATACAAATGTGACAAGCGTATTTTCCGCCATTGGTTCCTGGTTCGGGGCAAGGTGGACGGAAATTAAAACCGCCCTGGCCAATGTGGCCACCTGGTTTGGCACGCAATTCCAAAATGCCTGGACCAATATTAAAAATGCCTTTGCCAACGTGACTTCTTTCTTTTCCGGGTTATGGGAGAAAATCAAAGGTTGTTTCGTGGATGTGGGCACCAAAATTGGTTCCGCCGTGGGGGATGCCTTTAAATCAGCAATCAACAGTTGCCTTTCTACAATCGAGGGCGTGGTTAATAAGTTTATTGGAATGATAAACGGAGTAATTGACATTATAAACGAGATACCGGGCGTTTCCCTGGGCAAAATCAGCACACTTTCCTTGCCGAGATTGGCAAAGGGCGGCGTGTTGCGTGAGGGGGATGCTATGGTGGCAGAAGCCGGGCCGGAATTACTTAGCATGGTAAATGGAAAGGCGGTTGTTACACCACTTACGGGCACCGCCAAGAACCAGGCGTTGGAAAATGTGGGCAGTGGCAGCAGTGGTTACAATCAGACCATTAACATTACAAGCCCTAAAGCATTAAGCCCTTACGAAGTGGCAAGACAGACCAGGTTACAGACAAGAAGAATGATTTTAGCAGCACAAAGGGGGTAAAAATGTGTCAGATATTAAAGTAATATGCACCAGTGACAAAAATGTTGCCATGACCTTTACCTGGGACGATTTTACCCCGTTCCACTTACTGGATATTGAGGGCATTTACGGTATTGAAGCCAACGTGGTTACGTCAGAGAACACCACAACGGACGGAAGCACCTACCAGGGGGCAACGGCAAAGGAAAGAAACATTGTGCTTACCGTGGAAATGGATAGCAATTACAAGGAAAACAGAAACCTTTTATACCGTTGTTTCCCTATCAAACGCACCGGGACACTGCAATATATTGAGAACGGGGAAGCCAAAACCATTGAATATGAGGTTGAAAGCATCATACCGGGAGCCACAACGGGAGTGGTAAGAGATTACACCATTTCTTTGAAGTGTACGGACCCGTATTTTAAAGACTTATCAGATATTGAAGTGGTAATGGCATCCTGGGTAAGCAATTTCCGTTTCCCGGCGTGCTTCCCGGAAGAGGGCGTGGTTTTTGGCTACCGTGAAGCGGATTTGGTAAAGGAAATTGAAAATGAAAGCGGTGCCGATAATATCGGTATCATTGCCGTGTTCCGTGCGGATGGCGTGGTTAAAAACCCGGCCATCTATCATGCGGAAAGCGGCGAATTTACAAAGGTGGGCTACACGGACAATGATTTTATCATGGCATCCGGCCAGTATGTGGTAATAAACACCTACACGGGCAAGAAAAACGTGTATTTACTGGACGGCGTGACACAGGCAGAGATTGAAAGCAACCGCACACCATACGGAATGATTGATTGGGACGTGGTAATTGAAAAATACGGCCAGGTAATCAATGAATATTTGGACGAGGACGGGGATTTTATCCAGTTGCAGGACGGCACCAATACCATTACCTATTCAGCAGAAGAGGGAACCAGTTACCTTTCCGTATCTATCTATTACAGAATTTCATGTTTGGGGGTGTGATTATGGAAATACATGTTTATGACCGCAACCTTAGAAGATTGGGGCACATTGAAAATCACACATCCTTACAGTGGCACCGCAAATATTACGAAGCCGGGACCTTTGAACTTCATTGCCCGGTTACGGATGAAAACCTTAGACTTTTGCAGCCTGGGAACATCATAACCAAAGGGGATAACAAAAAGGAAGCCGCCGTGATAAGAGGGGACCAAACAGAAGAGGAAAGCACACTGGTAAACGAAATCACAAGGAACGGGATATTTTTGCCCGTGTACCTGGGGGACCGTTTGACCGGGCCGCTTTTCAATTTCAGTGGCACCGTGGAAGATGCCATGCACTTTATGATTAACCGCATGGAACCCGTGCCGCTTTTGCAGTTGGGAGAAACCACTGGGGATGCAACCCAAATACAATTCCAGGCCACTTATAAGAATGTGTTGGAATACCTCACGAAGTTGGCCAAATATGCAGAAATCGGCTTTAGGATTGTGCCGGATTTCAAAACCAAGACCATGACCTTTGAAACATACAAGGGAGTGAACAGAACCCAGGCCCAAGGTAAAAATCCAAGGGTTATATTTTCCGAAAGTTACGATAATCTGAACCAGGCAAAGCACAATTACAGTGATGCAACCATGAAAACCAAGGTAATTGTGGGCGGTGCCGGGGATGGTGCAAGCCGTATCTATGTAACAGTGGGCGGCGGCACCGGGTTTGACCTTAGAGAAGTGTTTTTGGATGCCAAAGACATAAACAAAGACGAAATGACGGATGAAGAGTATTTGGCAGCCCTCAAAACCAGGGGGCAGGAATACCTTAATGAAAACAAGGTATTTGAAAACTTTGAAGCGGAAGCGGAAGCGGATGTTAATTTTACCTACGGAAAAGACTATGACCTGGGGGATATTGTGACAGTAAAGAAGAAAAAGTGGAACACCGCACAGAACCTAAGAATTACGGAACTTTGCGAGGTTTACGAATACGGGGGCATGTATGTGGTGCCCACTTTTGGGGATGCCCTACCCACAAAGATAAAATGGGACGAATAAGGAAAGGAGAAGAAAAGGACCATGGCAGTAAGAGGATTTTTTTACAATGCCACAGACTTGAATGATACCGAGCGTACATATAACGGCGAGGATATGAACCAGGACAAGGCACCTTTCTACAAAGAGGGCGTGGTTTACGGGCATCTTCAAGTTACGGCAGAGGGCGGCAGCATGGAAGTAAAAGTGGATGGTGGCCCAAAAACGGGTTACGCATACATCAATATGCACACCATACACAACACATCCGTTTTGCCCCTCACATTAAGCCAGGCAAGCGGTACACTGCCAAGAATTGACCGTGTTGTTATCAGAAATAACCAAACAGAAAGACGGCCAAGCATTTTTATCAAAGAGGGGGCATTTTCGAGCAATCCCCAGGCCCCGGAACTGATAAACAATGATGCAATCCAGGAAAAGAGCCTTGCACGCATTTACATCCCGGCCGGAGCCGTGAAGATTACCCAGGCCAACATTACGGATGAACGTGCAGACGAAACAGTGTGTGGCTTCATTGCTTCACAATTCCAGGATTTTGATTTTAACCAGTTTTCCGCCCAGTTTAATGCCTGGTTTGCTCAAGAAAAGGCATCCATGGAAGCGGACCACGCCGATTTTGTGGAAGAATATGCCGAAATGACCCAGGCGTTTATGGATGACCAGGCCGCCGCATGGAATAAGTGGTTTGAAGAAAAGCAAACAGAACTTTCCGGGGATGTGGCCGGGAAACTGCAAATGCAGATTGATGGATTAACCACAAAGGTACACAATATGGCCTTTAAGGTTCGCATGGAATACCTTTTGGAAACCATCCAGGCAGCCATTACCGTTACGCTTACCAACACAACCACGGGAACCGTACAGACGGCAGAGATTTCCGAAAGCGGCATTGGCTTTTATATCACGGAAGCCGGGGACTATACCCTGGAAACTGGCATGGAAAGCGTTATGGCCATTCCAAAGGCGTTTTCCGTGGACAATGTGGATTTAATGCACGAAATGACCGTGGCGTTGCGTGAGGGCACAAACATGGCATATATCGGCAATTACATGGGAACATATTTATTAAAAGAAAGTGAGGAATAAAGGATGAAAGGATTTCCTAAAGTAATCAAAACCAAGTCGGACCTGGTAAATACCCACAAACTGGTATTAAAGGGCCGCCTGGACAAAGAAGATTGGTTGGCAGCAGTTGAAAAACTGGAAAATCAGAACTGGATTGCTTGCCCGGTAATCGAATTGTCCGAGGACAGAAAGACAGTAACAATCATGTTCTGCAATGAAGCGGCAGCAGAACAGAAAGTAAAAAATGGTTCCGTATATCCGACAATCAACACCGTGGAAACAGTGACATTGGAGCAGACAGAGGAAGAAATTGCAGAGAACAAAACACCGATTGTTCACACTGTTTTGACCCTTTCCAAAGCATTGTTGACGGGTACCACAACCGTTTTCATCCCGGCAGCAGTTACATATTATGACCGCCTGGGCATTACAGAAGCAGAAGTGGAAGAAATGAAAGGAGCGTTGGCGTAATGAGTAGATTATTTGTTTATGACGAAAACATGACGGATGAACGTGCAAAAATCACGGTGGCCAAGATGGCAGCCATTTCCGACATTGTGGCCCCGGAAAAGCAGTATATTCAGTATACCGCCGAGGGAGAAGTTACCGTGATGGGCGGATGCGTTATTGCGGTGGGCGAAACATCCGTTTTCAAGACCGTGGAAACCGCACTTACCAAAGCCAATTTGGACCAGGGAAGTGATTTTGCCCATGGCAGTGACTATTATATTTACATTTGCGACCCTGGCACGGATGACCGGGACGAAATCTATTTGATTTCCTTAAATTCTTCCTGGCCGGATGGGGATGCCTGGGACGATACAAACACCCGTAAACTGGGCGGCTTCCATTATGGCCGTGTAAGAAACGTGGATGATTACGGCCGTGCAATCAACACAAGCGGTTCCGTGCGTGGTAGCGGTTGGGAAAGCAATACCCGTGTGGACATTATCCCAAATTCCGTATGGACCACAAAGCACCGCCCTAAGTGCGACCCGTCCGGCATGGTTTACCTGGGGAACACATTGTGGGGAGATATTTACCTTTCCAGTGATGATGGTGCCAATGGCTTACAATCCGTTTATGGCGGCACGCCTATCACGGGCACCGAGGGCCTTAACTGGTATATTGCCGGGGAGAGGGCGCGCCGTGTGGGTAAGAGATTGCCGGACTACATGGAATTTACCGTGGCAGCAGACGGAAGCCCCCAGGGCTTAGATGCTTCCAATACAAACGGATGGACCGCCACAAGCAACACCGCAAGAACAACGGTTGGAAAGATTGCAAACGCCGTAAGTGCGTTGAATATCTGCGACCTGGTGGGAAATGTTTGGAAGTGGCTTAATGAATTACTGCATGACCCTACCGGGTCAAGTGCGGCATGGCATGACGTATTCAGTGGTTATGGCCAGGCTTACATGTATTCGGCAACTGGCTTGCTCGCCCTCATTGGTGGCGGCAATTGGAGCCACGGCGTTCTTTGCGGTTCCCGTGCGGTCCACTGCGGCGTTTGCCCGTGGTACGTGTACGCGAGCATTGGCGTGTGGTGCGTGTGTGACAGTCTGTAATCTGTTTGGGTGGGCGAAAGCCCACCCTATGAGGTAAAAACAATGGCAGAAAATAAACAGAACACCACCAACAAAACGGCGGACCCATACATGGAAAGCATGGTTTTGTATCAAAAAGTTTATGATTTCCTCAAATACATTTACCCAGTGTTGGCCCAGTTTCCGAAGTTTGAGAAATTTGCATTGCAGACACAGATTAAGACGGCAATGTTTGAAATGCTAAAAAGCATTATCCGTTTCAAGAAAACCGGGACCAAAAGCCACATTTACAATGCGGATGTAGAATTGCAATTTTTAAAAACACTCATACGCCTATCCTATGACCTGGAATATAAGGCCATGAGCAAACACCGCTATGAAGTGGCAAGCCGACACCTGGCAGAAATCGGCAAGATAACGGGCGGCATTATCGAAGCCGTGAAAGATGGAAAATGGAAATAATAAATATATGGGGAAACTGTTAATTCGCACCGCATGTTTCGTGGCTTGCACGCCCTCATTGGTGGCGGCAATTGGAACAACGGCGTTCATTGCGGTTCCCGTGCGGTCAACTGCAACAATTACCCGTGGAACGTGAACACGAACATTGGCGTGTGGTGCGTGTGTGACTTGAAAACCATTACAGACACAGAAACCCAAGTGGTTACTGGCAAAGATTTATCTAACATTTTTGATAAGTCAGACGGTTTTCCCGTTCCGGGGCACACCCGGACAAACTAACAAAGGCACCGCCTTTGAGTAGAATATAAAATTTGAAAATTGGTAGGGCAAACAATGAAAACAGAAAAGGGATTGCATGAAAAGATATGCACCTTTGACAATGCCAATACCTCATTCCACCAGGCTGCAAAGTGCAAGCGGTACAGTGAAGAGGTATTGGCGTTTTCTATGTCAAAGGAAGAGGAATTATTGAGGGCAGTGGAAGAACTGCAAACACTTACATATAACCAGGGAAATTATACCGTTTTCAAGGTATGGGAGCCAAAAGAAAGGCTTATCATGGCACTGCCATTCTATGACAGAGTGGTGCAGCACATGATTATAAACGCCATTGGCCCGGTATTTGAGAGGGGATTTTATTACCATTCCTATGCGTGCCGTGAGGGTAAGGGGATGCACGCCGCCAGTAATCAGTTATACGGGTGGATGTATGAACTTATGGACCGGGACGGGTTGCGGATTTATGCCTTTAAAGGGGATATAAGTAAATATTTTGCATCCATTCCGCATGATGGCCTAAAGGATGAAATCCGGCGGTACATAGGGGACAAGAACGTTTTACGCCTTACGGATGACATTATAGACAGAAACGGTATATTGCCGGACGGCGTGGGCATCCCGGTGGGAAATCTCACAAGTCAGACCTTTGCCAATGTTTACGGCAACCGCCTGGATAAGTTTGTGAAGCACACCTTACATGCACCGTATTACATCCGTTATATGGATGATTTTGTGATTTTATCCCCGGACCTTAACCAGTTACGGGAATGGCAGAAACGGATTGAAGAATTTTTGGAAGAGGAAATGAAATTGCACATAAATCCGAAAAGCACCATCCTTTATGCCGGAAATGGGATTGATTTTTGCGGATATATCCACCATCCCAATTATAGGAAAGTCCGCAAGGGTTCCGTCAGACGGTTAAAGAAAGACGTTAAGGCATTAAAAGCCGGGGAATTGGACAAAGAGCAGTTTAACCGCAAATACCAAAGCAGGATTGACCACATGGGCCATGCGGACACCTACCACCTTACGAAAGCCATAGAATATGATTTGTTGTTTTGGGAATATGAGCAGACAGAAAGCGGCCTGGTGGTGCCTGGGTAAGTGGGTCAGAATTTTAAGACCCAGGGGCGTATCATACCAGTATGAAATTTAGGCAGTAAGGGGGTGTGAAATATGGATTTGCAAACGTTACTGATTGCCATGAGCGTGCCGAGTGCCATAACTGGTTTTTGCTTTTGGTTACTTGAACAGAAGATAAAGAAGGACCAGGCGAAACTTGAAGAAAAAGAAAAAATGCGTGAGAAAAACGAAATTCTTATTATCAAAAGCAATATGGCGGCAATCGCACTGGGAGAAGCCACTGCAACGGCATTGAAAAACGGCCATTGCAACGGCGAAACAGAAGCGGCGTTGAAATATGCAAGAGAAGTAAAACATGAGCAAAAAGACTTCCTTATGGAGCAGGGTATAAAAGCCCTGGACTAAAACGCCCACAAGCCACAAGGCTTTTGGAATAAAGAAAAAGTGAAAGGAGAAACACACCATGAAAAACATCAACTGGGTTAGAAAACTCACAAGCCGTAAGTTATGGGCGGCAGTAGCATCTTTTGTTTCCATGATGATTGTTGCAACCGGGGGAGCCGAAAGCACCGCCACCCAGGTAACAGCACTCATTATGGCAGGGGCTTCCGTTATTGCTTACATCATTGGCGAGGGCTTGACAGATGCAAGCAACGCCGGGGTTATCGAAGTGGACACGGAAGTGGAAGTGAAAGCGGAAGAGGTGTAGCAGATGGACAAGCAGGAATTTATCAAGGCAATAGCCGGGTACGTTGCGAAATACGCCAGGGCTTACGGCATCCTGGTACATAGTCCGATTATTACCCAGGCAATTCTTGAAAGTGCATGGGGCGAAAGCAAACTGGCAGCAGTGTACCACAATTATTTTGGCCTTAAATGTGGGTCAAAATGGACCGGGAAAAGCGTAAACCTTTCCACTATGGAAGAGTACACACCGGGAACCCTTACACAGATTAAGGACAATTTCCGTGTGTATGACAATATGGAAGAGGGCGTGAAAGGATATTTTGAGTTTATCCAGTTATCCCGGTATCACAATTTGAGGGGCATTACAGACCCCAAGGAATACCTGGAAACCATCAAGGCGGACGGGTACGCCACAAGTAGTAAGTACGTTGAAAACACTATGCGAGTGTTGGAACAGTACAATTTGCAGCAGTATGACACAAAGGGGGAAGATAATATGGCAAAATTAGCAAGTGCCGTGATTGCCCAGGCCCGTGCCTGGATTGGCAGAAGTGAAGCGGCAGGAACGCACAAGGCCATCATTGATGTATATAATAGCCACAAGCCACTTGCCAGGGGCTACAAGGTAAAATATACGGATGCCTGGTGTGCAACATTTGTTTCCGCCGTGGCCATCAAGTGTGGCCTTACGGATATTATCCCAACAGAGTGCGGATGCGGTCAGATGATTGCACTATTTAAGAACCTGGGCGAATGGGTGGAAAGTGACAACAGAACACCAAACCCTGGGGAAATCATTTTTTATGATTGGGACGATACGGGCAAAGGAGATAATGCCGGATGGCCGGACCATGTGGGCATTGTCGAAAAGGTAAGCGGTGGAAACATCACTGTAATTGAGGGCAATTACTCCAATGCCGTGAAACGCCGCACACTGGCCGTAAATGGCCGTTACATCCGTGGTTATGGCGTTCCGAAGTATGACAAGGATAGCACCACAACCCAGGCAGCCACAAAGAGCGTGGAAACCGTGGCCAAGGAAGTGCTTGCCGGAAAGTGGGGCAATGGCACAGACCGCAAGAACCGCCTGGAAGCGGCAGGGTATAATTATTCCGAAGTCCAGGCAAAGGTAAACCAGTTAGCCAAAGGAACCGCCACGCCAACAAAGAGCGTGGCAGAGGTAGCCAAAGAGGTTATTGCCGGAAAGTGGGGCAATGGAGCCGACAGAAAGAACCGCCTGGAAGCGGCAGGGTATAATTATTCCGAAGTCCAGGCAAAGGTAAACCAGTTAGCCAAAGGAACCGCCACGCCAACAAAGAGCGTGGCAGAGGTAGCCAAAGAGGTTATTGCCGGAAAGTGGGGCAATGGAGCCGACAGAAAGAAACGCCTGGAAGCAGCCGGGTATAATTATTCCCAGGTCCAGGCGAAAGTCAATGCAATGTTGAAATAATGTAACCAGTAAACAATTACCGCCTTATGGAACACATCCAGGCCAAAAGCAAGGAAATTGAATATATCACAGATTGGGCACATGTCAATAAAAGGCATGTGCTTTTAATTTGTAAAAAATAAAAATATCCCGTGATATGTATTGACATATACCGGGATATGTGATAAGATAAAGACAGTTAAGGGAGATACTTAACGAATACATGGGCAAGCATAGAAAGGAGATAACATGAGCGAGAATATGACAGATAAGCAGATGGAAGTCATTTTGAACCTGGTAGCCGACAAATTCAGTAATTGCAAGACCATGGAAGAGGTTGCCAAAGCCGTGCAGGAAGTGAGAGACATGGCAAAAAAAGAAAAGCCTAATGAATAGGCTTTAAGGAGAACAGAAAGGGCGGTGGACTTGCCAAAACCGCCCAATCCGTTAAAAATATTATAAAAGGATTGTGGAAGAATGGCAAGACCAAAGAGCGAAGAATTTAACCAAATTAAGTACCAACATGAGTACAACAAAAAGAACTATGACCGAATAGAAATTACAGTGCCGAAAGGTAGAAAAGCGGTAATAAAGGAAGCGGCCCAGGCAGCAGGGCAAAGCGTAAATGAATTTATTGCCCAGGCCATTGATGAAAGAATGGGAAAAACCGAGTAAGCAAAAGCCAGGGCGGCAGCAGGACCGCCCGGAAGAGGTAAAGAGCAGGGAAACATTTGGACACTGGGAAATGGACACTGTAAAGGGCAAGAAAGGCGTAACAAAATCATGTATGCTTGTTTTGACCGAAAGAAAAACCAGGAATGAGGTTATTATAAAATTGCAGGACCAAAAAGCGGAAAGCGTGGTGGGTGCCCTGGACAGATTAGAAAGAAAGTGGGGCGAAATGTTCACAAAGATATTCCGCAGCATTACCGTGGACAATGGTGTGGAATTTTCAGACTATGAGGGCCTGGAACGGTCCGCAATCAACGAGGGAGAGAAGCGGACTTTTGTGTTTTACTGCCATCCATACAGTAGTTGGGAGAGAGGAACCAACGAAAACAATAACCGCCTTATCCGCCGCCATATTCCGAAAGGGGAAGATTTTGACGAAAAGCAGGACCGGGACATTGAATATATAGAAAACTGGATAAACAACTACCCAAGGGGAATTTTTGGCTTTAAGACTTCCGCCCAACTGTTTGAGGAAGAGGTTAGGAAACTGGCCTAAAAAATATTTTTCAAAAAAGTTGTCGCAAAACTATTGACAAAATATGAAGCTAAGTTGTAAAATCAAGTGTGACAAGGGTTAATAACTCTATCGCACTTGATTTTTTATTGTGGAAAATATGAGTGCTACAAGAGAATTAAAAAACTCTTGTAGCACTTTTTATTTTGCCAATT